ATGCCATGCGTTAAGATGCCTTTGAATTGACGAATAAGTTCGTAACTTACTGGTTGAATCACCGTCATCTCGCCAATTATTTACGCCATACTTCTCGGCGCCGAAGCCAAAGACTTCAGCGATTTGTACTAGTGCTTCCGGTGGAATTAAAGCTAGAGGAGCTTTACCTTCATCGAATTTCATAATAATGCCTTTTCAATTTTATATGGTTATTATAACACAATTTGCTATAGTTGTACACACTTTTTTTCATTTATTTTGACGTATTATGAAATAGGTTGGTATGTAAATCTATGCTTGTCCTTAGGATTGGGCCCGACTCTGAATATATTAGCTTCTATATATTCCCAATCGACGCTTCCTAGTATTTCATACCCTATCTGACAACCAGCGGTCAACGTCGGAGCTTGGTTATATGGAAGCCATTTCCATATAACAAGTTTTTGGGTTATTCCGCTTCGCATATTCTCTATACAAAAGTCAGATATATAAATACCGGCTGCGGCATATTGCTTATAGTCTAATGTTTCATTAGTAGGCAAAAAAATTGTGTCATATCGCTTCTCATGTCTCTCTGCATGAGATTGATTTTGTTCTCTTAAAGAACATTGGTGGTGCTCAGGGAATTCGCAGTTCGCGCCACGAATACCTTGTTTTAGCCGGTGTTTCATGACGTCTCTGTGTGTAATAAATGATTCTGGCACAATGGCCGAATACTTACCAGAAAGATCATCTATCTGACGGATCATAATTAATGCCTTGTTCGTTTAACACTTTTCTATTTGCTATATGGTGCTTTTCAGTGGCTTCTTTATTACCACCATAGTAAGGAACTGCATGGTGATTATCAATCATTAGTTGATTAATTGAAATTTCTACTCCGTCAACATATAATTCACCAAGTATCCTACCAAACTTACCTTTATCATGAGACACGAGTTGGATCTTTTGGTCTTTTAGTAGACTTTCTAGAAAGTACTTTGACTGCTTACCATAAAACTTTTCTTCTAGATCTCTGGTTCTAGATTCAGGAGTGTCAATCGCGACCATCCGTACTCTTTGTTTCTTATAGATCATGCCAAAACCTAGATCAACGTCTACGTCGACAGTGTCTCCGTCTACCACTCTTGTTATATAAACCCTATATCTGTACATTCGTTTTTCTCCTAAATGTTATTTTTAAAAACAAAATCAATTGCTCGTTCCGCTTCTTTCACCATATCCCTTTTTCCGTACCAACCGCCAGTGTCATTGTCCAGGTCTGAACAAATCCAAGCGACTTCACGAGCAGAGATAGGATAACCTCGTTGTACTGCATTACCTGCGGTCGATACCATAATTTTGTACATCTGCAAATACCAACCTGAACCAGTAATTTTTTTGTAATCTTCGATTTGCTTCTTATTTACAAAAGGACAGTCTTGATATCCGGTCCATGAAAAGTCAGTGTTATTGAGTTTTTCTTGTCGATGTTGTATAAGACTCCTTTTAATAGAGTCTGGTAACTTATCGAAAAACGATTCATTTGGTACGACGTATCTGTGCTGTTCCATAAGTCCATTCGGATCCATGGTAATTCCATCGTGTGTGAATATGAAGTTGTACGACCCTTTGTATCTTGAAGGGACGTAGTACATTCTGCTAAGATCTTTTGTTTGGGCATCTGCGATGTCTCCTATTTCTTTATTTAACGCAAACCAAAAATGCTTGATTTTATCAGCATCAACACATTGCGTCAATGGAAATACTAATCTAAACTTTGGATGTGCCTTAGTTGAGCTTGCCGTAGAATAGCAAACATATTTGTATTTAGAATACTTCTCATGAATATCATCTATAGAGCCTTCATAATCATCGACATCGACAATGCCGAAACCACCCCAACTAACAACATTCACGTTAGCTCGAGTAGTTTCGGTCTTATATGTGGCCGGTGATATTAAAGGAGCATCAGCTTTTTTCTGATACTTATCACTATTGGCCAATTTGTATAATACTTTTTCAAAGTCATCAAACGAATTATAATCAACTCGCTTATCAGTTTTGTTATCGTATATACTATCGAATATCGTTAAAGATACCATGGTTACCTTCGTGAGATGGAGCTTTCCAACCTTCGGGTTTCATTAGGTCTGGAAGTCCTAATGGATTTGGTCGGCCTTCTTTTACGCCGACAGTTTTTGTTATATTAGCTTTTAGAACTTCATCCCAAGCTTTATACGCATCAACGTTGAAAGCGTCAAGTGTTCCGATTGCTACAACACAGAGATCAATTAAACCATCGACGATTTCTTCACCATCCATAGTCTCATATGCTTTTTTAGTTTCGTCCAGTTCTTCTTGCAAAAAGTCAATACGGAACTTTAAAAACTTTTTAAGCTTTTCAGTGTCTGCTTTATTATCGAATACCCAATCAAGAGTTCCAAATTTATCTTGCATCTTTTCGATGTCTTCTACCCAGTTCTTACTCATACTATGATTCCTTGCTTTTGGGGCGTAACAATTCCACTAGTCATAGATCTGATTTGATCTACAATTTCGTCAACCGGATCTACAATCATGACTACAAATTTCTTATCAATTATGAATTGCTCATTTTTAGCATAGGCCATAAATGGAATAAATCCAATCTTGCCCGGCTCTGTAGCAATCATAGAAAACGCATCTGTAATAGCTACTACATTTTCTGTTTCTACGACATTACAAATGACTTCATCACCTGTTGTCAATCTTACTATTTTCATTTTTTTTCTCCTGTATATGGTATATTATAACACAACTCTAGTGGTTTGTACACAGTTATTTTTAAAAGAATTCATCTAGGGTTGCTATCTCTTTAGAATTCCATCCAACTGCTAATAGAATTGGATCGATAACATCTAAGAACGTCTTATTAAATTGTGTATCATAATCAATATAGCGATGTAAGCCAAACTCTTCTGGAAGGTAGTCTAAGAAAGAAATTACATTTTCCTTAATGTGGTTTGGTGTTCGTAAGTATATAAACTTAATTTTCTCGCCATTTTGAATTTTATTGTATTGCTTATCTAGTGAAAGATCTTTTAACATTTTGTTGTACAAGATACCGCCGCGGGCATGGATCGGAGTTCCTTTGCGGTAGATTGTTTGTTTGTCTCTAAATTGAGTGAGATTTGTAATTCCTCTAGGGAACGCAATCTGATCTGGAGACAGCGTTTTAAAGTACGTTCGGAATGATTCGATGTTGTTTTGCACATCACGTTCAGTTCCGACAATGATAGTTTTAAACATCTCTTTTAAAGCTTCACGACATGGTGCCGGAGTCGAAGATTTAATAGCTTCGATACCCATAATTTTTAGTTTAGGTTCAGCATAACGAACACCTTCATTATCTAGGACATTTAGAATGTAGCGTTTCTTAGCAGTCCAAATACCACGATCAGCAATAGCTTCACGTTTCATCACCATACGATTTTCGATACCACCCATGATATCAAACAATTCTGTATAAGATTTTTCTAGGACGTCTTCAAGTTTTTCTTTACAAACTGTGTCGACAAACTCCAATGGATTTTTTGGATTAACGGCTGAAACAAGATCGTCTAAGCAGACATACACTGAATCGGTATCGATTGCGAGGACATAGTCTTTCTTAGTCTTAAGCACTGAGTTGAGGTAAGTATTAATTGCTTTTTCAGCCCATCTGATTGTAAGCTGTCCAGTAAGTGTAATTCCTTCTGCGATTCGCTGATCGAAGAATCTGAAATATTTGTTGCCGAGAGCACCATAAAGAGAATTAAGGAGAATTTTAATAGACATTTGTTGATTCTCTGCGATAGCGATATCTCGCTGCACTCTGTATAATTCTTGTTTGTCATTTTTATCAATCCTTTCTAGTTCTTTCTGAGATGCGATCATTTGTCGTTTAATTACAACACGCTCGCTGTACATTTCATCAATGATCTTTGGTAGAATGCCTTGCTCATCGGTTTTGAAATACTGACCTGAGGCAGAAGCACATTCGTTAGCGTCAAGTCTAGGTTTAATTTCTCCAGAAAGAAGACTATCAACATTGACATTTGCAACTTTGCCTGGAATAATAGTTTCTGGAGACATGTTGTTCTGCATAATAATTGATGGATATAGTGAGTTTAAGTCAAAAGAAACTACCCATTCGTGCATTCCTACATGTGGATCTTTTACATAACCACCCGGATATGGAGTTTTAAACTTCTCTTCAGCGAATGGAATTATAACTTGATTTGCATAAAGATTACGGAATATGATAGCATCCCATATTGCAGTAGTACCCATGACATCGCTGTAGTTTACACCGCCACGATATGCCATAGTTAAAGCAAGTGTAATCAATCCCATTTTATCTTCGAATCGATCTACTAGATCAACGTCTTTGATGTTATAGTCAATAAACTTTTGATGATCATGTTTGTAAAGAGTATGCAAATTGCCATGTTCTTCGTAACTTAGTTTTTTCTCACCGAGAACAACTGAAGCAATATGATCAAGTTTATAAGTTTCTTGTGGGCCATAAGAGTAACCAAACTTTTTAAATAAGTCCAGGTAATCCATCTGAGCAATACCCTGTATTTCATATGCCATTTGCTTACGTTGCATTGTCGTAATATCACGACGATCGATCAATCCCCATGGGGATAATCTACGAACAAACTCTTCACCGTGAATTTTAATAATGCGATTTACAATATAAGGTATATCAAAAAACCGTGAATTCCATCCGGTGATTACATCTGGACATTGCGATGGTAAAGACCAATGCGCAATGAATTCAAGTAAAAGCTCTGATTCAGTTTTGCAATGCTTATAGACAACACGATTTTCTTGCATGATGCTGTTTTCTACATCATAGCCTTTAAGACCCCAAACATAGAACGTGTTGTCAATATTATTTTTCATACAGATTGCTGTAATTTCATGTGCAGCTTCTTCAGGCACTGGAAATCCTGCATCTGATTGTACCTCGATATCGATCGTGGTTACATTAATGAGATTACGATCAAATTTGATTTCACCTGGGAATTCGTCGTTGATAAAAGCCGGAATGTGTTTGTTGTTACCGTAAATGTGTCTACCAACAACTTGTGAATTTACCTGTAACCACTCTTTTGCGTCGCGCATAGAATCAAATTTGATTGGAGACACCTTAGCTCCATCAAGCGATTTCCACGCAGAAGGTTTTGCCGTACTTACGAAATAAGTCGGTTGATATTTGATTTTTGTTTGTATTTTTTTGCCGCTTCTGTATCCGCGATACAGCAATGAATTGCCATAACGAGAAACGTTTGTGTAAAATTTTGTATTCATAGTATAACCATTTCAATTTTATATGTACATATTATATCATATTTTAAACATGTTGTACACTTTTATGTGTGATATGTACATATTATATCGTTTTATAAACATGTTGTACACTTTTATGTACGAAAAAGTGTCAATATACTACACTTTTATGTAGGAAAATTGGGAGAGATTACTCTCTCCCGCTCAGATTCCTTTAGAATGAATTCGATTGCAAATAAATTATAAATGGTGAAATTAATAAAATCCCACTCATTAAAAATATTAGTTCGAATCCAGTCCTAATGCCATCTTTGTGTTTACGTATGTAACCCATGATTTGACTCCAGTAAATTGATTATTACAATCCACTGAGTTTTCGCTGCTCACCAGAATTTATTCTTGAATAAATTCCTTCTTCTTTGATGCCCCAGCAGACCCGATTTCGATCTTCCTAGGACGCCTCTCTTCAGGAACTTCCACTCTGGCATTCACCACAAGTATCCCATTCATAAGATTAGCCCCGTCTATTACGACAAATTCTGAGAGCCGGAAGGACTTCTCAAATTTGCGGGATGAAATCCCTTTGTGTGCGTATTCACGATCATCATCATCAACGTGTTGACCCTTAATTAAAAGAATACCATCCTTAACTTCAATTGATATATCATCATCTGAAAATCCAGCGACAGCAAGCTCAATGTTGAAATTATCAGCATCGATCTTTACTACATTATGGGGTGGGTAATTGTCCTGAGATCTTCCAGCTTGGTGGATTCTTTCAAGTTCATTTAATATTGGATCAAATCCAATGAATAGCGAACGCGGTACGTTCATAGTATTTCTTACCATTTTGTTTCTCCTTTATAAAGCAAGATTAATATACGGACCCGAACAATTCGGCATCCGTAATTATTTATACAAGTTTATTTGTTAGTTTAAGCATTTATTGCAGACCTTGTTTAGTCTACTACACTTCATAAGCTTGTGGAACTTCTTCCACGCCTTTCTAATTTTTTTCTCCATTGTTACTATTTCCTATATTGTACTTAGGACATAGTTGCCATTGTGTTTTTTCCTTAAACGGAATTACTTTAATCTGCCTTAACGGTGCAATATCCTTAGCTTGATCGGCGGTAACGAAAGTTACAAGTCCCCAATCTGCCAGCAATGTAGCAATTGTATTCCTACGCTGGATATCGTTCAACATTAAGTTAGAAGGTTTCCCATCTAATAAGAATAACTCTTTAAAATGCACAATAAAGTATCTACCTTGTTTGTGCAATATATGACATGATTGGTATAGCTTTTGATCTTTCCTAGACGCTACTCCAATTCGGGTTAATGTTTCTCTAATTTTGAGAAAGTCATCTGGTTCGTTGAGAGTAATCTCCAACATAGATGCTGGAGTCCACTGGACTTCAATACTATTTTCGTTTTCCACCTTTATACATCCTTATTTTCAATTCGTTAATTTGTGCGTCATTTAATAATGACAGTACAGATTTAGCTTTTTCATTACTATATCCATAATATTCTTTTATAAATTCCAAGTTCTCTATGTTAATAGGCTTTGCCCATTTAGAGAATCTCTTCTTCTTCTTAACTATATTTATAAAAAAATCAAATTGAAGACGGTGATCTATATGGTGATTCAAGTTCATTTCATTTGCGAAAAGAATCGTGTCGGGAAAATACGAAAGTCCTCGATTGACCATAAATGACGTGTATGCTTTTTCAGCCACATCATCAACCATTATATCCTTTTTAGTTGTATTAATCGCGTTTAGATAATCGAAGGGGCTCATCGAAATGAAACCCCCGCCATTACCTCAGTGAGACAAGCAACAGTATTTAATTCATGATCAGCAACAAAAGAATTTTTGTATTGATAGTCTGCTAGAATAAGTACCAATTGAGGTATACTCTGAGGATCAATATAATCATTCATGTTATCATAAATTTTACGATAAATTGCTGCAGGTTCAGAATCGATATTGTTACTTACCCACTGACGCATACCTTTAAAGTTCTTCCCTTTCAAATGAATCATAAGATCATTGAGAGACACCTCCGATAAAGATACTAAGATGCCTGTGTCAATAGTACCGCTACTACTGTAACGCTGCAATTCGTTAAGAACCTTGCGCCAATCAGGCATATGTTTCATAATAAGTTCAGCGACTACCTTCTCATCATAAGTAATACCCTCATCCTTAAGGATACTAGTACATCTTTTGAGAAATTGTCCACAAAGTGGCGCTGAATCTTTCTTTGAAACGTTAAACTCAATTGTAGTACAACGAGAATGCAATGGTTCAATGATTCGATTCTTAAAATTGCATGTCAATATAAATCGACAGTTATTAGAGAACTCCTCAATGAAACCACGCAATGCGGGTTGTGTTGATTGAGCATTAAGATAATCTGCTTCGTCAAGGATAACTACTTTGTAGCCGCCTTGTAACGAAACAGTAGATGCAAATTGTTTAATCTTATTTCGAAGCGTATCAATGCCAGACTCTTCGGATCCATTGATCAAAAGAAAATCTAGGTCAAGTTCATTACACAGAGCTTTCGCGACTGTTGTTTTACCTAAGCCGGCTGTCCCGGTAAGAAGCATATTGTGTAGGTCACCTCCTCTAACAATATCTTCAAAGGTTTTCTTGATTGATTTAGGCAAAATACAATCTTGAATTTTCTGTGGTCGATATTTTTCAACCCAAAGAAATTCTGACATTATAGTACCTCCCAACCAAGAACTGTATCTAGTCTAAAAGAACGCCATGCGTCTTTATCCAAAGACCAAGCAGCGATGTGTTCAGTGCTTGGATCTATGTTTTCGACAACGGTTTTAATACCATTAGCTTCTAGAACAATCGGGTTGAGAGAACAGGGCATGACTCGTATTTCATCTGAGTCGATTTTTTGAAAGGTTACTGTTACAGTACCTCTTTTAAGTGCTTCGATTAAGCGCGACGTTTCATTGCGATCCATAATATATCCTTCATAATAAAATTAATAAAATACGGGGGAGCTACCCCCGAATTAAGCTAAGACAATTTAAGCTTCTTCAGCTTCAACTGTTTCAGGTAGATCGGCACCTTCTGGTACCATACCTTGTGGAGCATCTTGGCCTTGAGCTTCAGACGCAGCATTTAGAAATGCTACAGTCTTGTTTCTTAGACCACCAACAGCTTCCATTTCCTGCCCTTCGAAACCACCTCTTTTAGAACAGATATCGATAATCTGTACGAAAGTTGCGATGTCTTGTAGAGACAGTTGTGGAGCTTGTTGCTCCTCTTGTGCACCTTCAGGTGCTTTTACTTCTTCAGTCATTTGTTTCTCCTTTGCAAAGTAGACTAATTATGAGAGACCCGAACCATTCGGCATCTTCTCGTATTATCCTCATAAAATATGAGAATTTTTTCTGTGCATAATTATTTATACACCGAAACTTGATGATTTCTCTAAAGCTATAAAATAATCTAAGGGATTATCCGCATTTCTCCAATTGGAGATTAGCTTAGAAGAAATCGATACCTTGTAATCACCTTGTAGCATTTTCAAATTAGAAATACTAAAGACATAATTAAAGGTTTCAGTAGATGATGTGCATAGATCAATGTCAAATGTATTCGCTGTAGAATCTTTCTCGTTGAATACAGAAGCAATAACCCCGCCACCTCGACTGCTAAAAGCTAATTCTGAATGTCCAAGAACTGCTGCAGCTTTCCTGATCTTATCTAGGTTCGTGGCCGAAAGATCTAGGATAACTTCGCACTCTGGCATATTGATATCTTTGCTGGGTTGTGTAAGAATCTCAATCTCAGAATAGTAGTACTTAATCCTTTGAGAACCGTCTGATATTGTCAAGAACTTATCACTAAATTCTAGGTCAGGTTCATCCATAAGATTATACAGAGACAAAAACTCATTAAGGTCATAGACACCAAACGTTTGAGGAAAGTCCTCGAGGATCGACACATTGGCCATAATGGTTTTTGCTTCAGAAATAGTCTTAAGTTCCTTTCCAGGCTTAAAGACTAAATTCGCATTAATTCCTGAAAAGTTTTTCAGGATACTAATAGTTTCACTTGATATTTTCATAATTTACCTTTTTTAATTTATTACCAGTATTATAACACAGTTTCACGTGTTTGTACACCTTTATTTTGAGTTAGATCGGTCATGCTCATAAAGCGCAAGCAATCCATAATGTAAGACCTTCATAAGATCTTTTCGATGATCGTCTGGAGTTCCTTTCTTACCATACCGAGCATTGTACTTATCGACGTTGCCAAGGAAAAAGCCAAGTCCATGGCCTCGATCAATTATAACTTCCGATGATTGAAGTCCGCCTTGACCGTAGTGTTGTCCATACGTAGAATCTATATAAGCTTGGAGCTCTTCAATGAGAGCTCCTTCATTAAATTTATAATTGGGTTGTTTCATTAATATCCTCGCATACGTCTAATACACCATCGTCGACCTTTGTGTAAAGATCTAAGAAAGCAGACTTAGTATCTTCGTCAAACCTAGCAATACACAGATCTATAGCCTTAGCTCTATTCTTAAAAATAGAAAACGTTTGCGCAATGTGGCAAAGTCTTCGTGTTGAAATAACTTCATCTACTCCATCATCATAGAAAGTCTTTCTAATAATGTCGGCCCATGTGACCAACTTCTCGACGAAGTCAGTGTCTTCTGTGCCAAACTTAGTCATATGATTATTAAGTATTTTAGTTTCTATAGAAGGTGATGGAAACTTCTGATCAATAGCAACAGTAAATCTTTCTAAGAAAGCTTCGTCGATAATTGAAGCAGCAGTAAATCTACCATCTTCTGATCCTTTGCCTTTAGTGTTCGCAGTTGCTATAACATTGAAGCCAGGCGCAGGAGCAATCGTTTCACCCGTTTTCTTAACCAAAACAGGTTTACCTTCAAGTATGCCTTGAAGACACATAATTTTATTTGTAGCTCTATCAATTTCATCGAGAAGAAGGATAGCGCCGTTTTCCATAGCTTTAAGTACCGGTCCTTTTGAAAAGACAGTCTCGCCATTAATAAGTCTAAATCCACCAAGTAAATCGTCCTCGTCTGTTTCAGGGTTAATTTGAACCCTGATAAACTCTCTGTTTAGTTTTGAACACGCCTGCTCTACCATAAAAGTCTTACCGTTTCCGGATAAACCTGAAACATAGACTGGGTAAAACATCTGTGATTTGATCATTTTAACGACATCGTGAAATGCTCCCCATGGAACAAATGTTGGATCCGCCTTTGCAAACGTTTTTTCTTCGTTAACAATCGACTGCATTTTTGCAGCAGACGAAATGTCTATCACTTTTTTATCAACCTCTAGAGTTTGTAGCAACGCGCTTAAGTCGTACGTGCCGATTTTGACTCTTGTTTCTGCAGTAAGCATAGGATAAAAGTCTTTTCCCGTGTAGCCCAAGGACTTTGCCGTGGACTCAATTACGTTCTTACGAAACGCAGTTTGATCTGGATACTTTGCAGCCAGATCTTTTAAAATATTTTGGGTTGAAATTTTCATAATATAGTTCCTTATCAATTTTGTATGTATACATTATACTACAGTTTTAGTCGTTTGTACACTCTTTTTTTAGACTATTTTGTTATATGCATATGCTTCTTTATAACTCAATCTGTTATGCAACCGACTTTCCAAAAGTAGTCATGAGAACTTTGTTCTGCTTTTTACTCTTAGAGTATTTTTTAAACGCCGCTGTCATCTGACCTCTGGTGTGATCTGAAGTAACGTCAAAACCATCATCGGACGTTTCAAGGTTATTACCACCTTTAATTAGATAAAATTCGTTGTATCCAAGAGCATTAGTTTTGACAACACATTTGTTTTTTCTGTACTCTTTTTGAGCTTCTTTCCTTTCGTCTTGAGCCCAGTGATGTCCGGCTATATCATCAACTTTTGAGTTAAAATCACTGTTACTATCAGCCATAAAGAACCCAATGCAATTTGTAGCAAGTCTTTTATTTATATTTTCCAATATTGCAGCTGTCGCATCGATTTTACCTTCAGATTTTACAAGCTTTCCATCAATCATTAGGTTGACGCCCTTCCACGATCCTCTAGTATAAACCTTGTTATCTTCTAAGGATCTATCTTGGTATGTTTGAATTCTGTTAGCGTCTCCGTCGGAGAAAACTACTAAATTCATTTTTTCAATCGCGTGCTTGACTTTAAATTCCTTAATTAAATGATGAGACATTACTAGAGCTTGAGTTAACGGAGTTGAACCAAACTCTTCAGATTTTCCAATTATTTTCCTTGACGCATAAGGCTCAACACAAGATCTAGCATGAAGAGCTTTAATCGAAGCTTCAAAATCTGATTTTTTGAGTGTCGAAGAAGTCAAAAGAGGCATGCATATTCCGTCTAAATCCATATCGCCATCAAACAATAAACCCTGATTTCTAAGATCGTAATAGTCGATATTAGTATTTGTAGTTGTAAATGCATAGACATCAAAGGGGATATTAACTTGCTTACAGAACAATACTAAGTGAATTAGTTGATCTAAAACATTGGGCAGTGACCCATACATAGATCCTGAGTAGTCGATTAGCATCATCATTCCATGGCTTTTAGCGTCATGAAGTCTAGTCGTCTGTTTGAATATGTCTTCGTTAGTCTTATATGAGAAGAGCTTATTTACGTCGATGACACCAGTCTTTGCGGTGGTTGCTTTAGCCCACTGAGTAGCTGCCTTTCTCATTTCGAATTCTTTAACTGCGACTGCGACGCTTCTTTTAGTCGACTTAATATATGCAGAGTATTCAGTAGCAGCCTGAGTAATCTGTTCTAGGACATGTATGTTATAAGACGGCTCTTCAGTGTTTGAACTGAAAGCAATTGCCCTTTCCTCTTGAAGATCTTTAAAGTTAACAACTATCTTTTTTCTGATTTCTTTGTGGATGTCAGAAACAACAAGTGTCTGTTGTCCACCATCGTCAGTATCAAGCAATGATCTTTCAGCTTTTCTAAAAGCTTCATCGGTTATAGCGGTACTGTTTTCTCCATCTGCTCCATCTCCAAGAGATACCGAACCTGCATCGTCTGATTCAGTCGTATCTTCTTCATCTTCTAGATCATCTCCAGAAGAATCGGTATTGTTTTCTTCTTCATCTTCAGGTTGATCATCACTGTTTTGTTGTGAAGGATCACTTTGCTCTTCTGGTTCGTTTTGTTCAGTCTCGCTAAGTTTGTTTTCATCTGGAGTTTCACCGTCATCATCTTCTTCCTGCGTTTTATCGTAGGCGACAATATCTTTAACTAATTCTAAGACTTCTTGAAAGTCTTCAGTGGTCATAGCTCTATCCATAAACACTTGTTCTTCGTCAGTAAACTCTAAATTGACGTGAGCACCAACTTTAGCCTGAAGATTAATTTTATCGATAATTCTTAGTTCTGAAATATCTATATCATTAGTTCCAAAAAAGTTATCTTCGAATAAATTAGCGTATGCTCGCGAGAATGGACCCACTAAACCAGGATATCGGCTTTTAACTTTTCTTTCAATCCTAGCATCTTCTATTACATTAATGTAGGACCTAGGACAACCCTGAAGTTTTTCAGGACTATCATGCCATCCTTCATATGGAGTTTCTAACGCATGGCCAACCTCATGTCCTACAAACAAGTCATACACGTCTTTGCCCATGTCCTTCCATAGAGGAAGGCCGAGAACACGGTTTTTAATATCAAACCACGGGGTCTGATAATTACCATGACGAATCGTGAGATTCTCTTTCGCTAGTAGCTTTGGGAGGCTTGAATTGTGATACATAACGATTCCTTATCTTTAATATGGTACCATTATACTATGGTTTTAGTCGATTGTACACTGTTTTCGCGAAAATAGTATATAGTTTTTATACGGATTTTTTATATAAAACGCGGTTCTTATAACTATTTGATCTTAGAAAAATTACGTTCTTTGATAAATTCGATCTTAGATCTAAACTTATTCTCTAATATATCACCCTTATGTGATATGATAAAGACGTTGGTACCATCTTCAAGAGTGTTTAGGATCTTAGTTAGATTATCAATTCCGTCATGATCCAAAGAAGAATCAAAGGTTTCGTCAAGTACGAGTAGGTTAGTAGAAGCAGAGTTCTTCATCTTGGCGATTTGTCTCCAAGTAAATAATAAAGACAAATCAATTCTTTGCTTCTCACCTTCACTGAACGACGCATAGTTAAATGCATCACGGTGACGTGATCTAATAGTTTCGGTAAAATTTTCATCAAGATGGAATGCCACAAAGAAATCAAGTACTTGGAGATACTGATTAATGAGCCTATTCATAACAGGAAGATACTGCTTTATTACCTTAGTCTTAATGCCAGTATCCTTGAGCATTTCGCCTATAACTTCGTTGTACGTTCTTTCCTCTACATATGCTAGCTTCTTTTCAGTGACACTATCCTTCGCATCCCTATAGCTACTTAGGTCATCCTTTGCTGCTTTTATATCACCAGACGATTGCAACAGATTGCCGATTTCTTTCTGAATCTTTTCTATTTCTTGCTGCATTAAATTAATTTTATCGTTATTTGAATTAATTTTACGTTGCTTACTTACCAACTCTTTTATATTTGTTTGACATTTTAACAGATCATTTGTGCATGATTCGTTATCTTCAGACAATTGTTTCATACCCTGTTGTATATTTACAGCAGACGCTTTGATATGATCCAACCTATTGGTTTTAATTTTAATGTCAATGTCTTGATCACATGTAGGACATATTTCGTTCTCTTCAAAAAATTTAGCTTGTCCTACTAGGTCCTTTATTTTGGACTTAAACACCCGATCCTCAGATTTAATGTCTGAAACTTTTCGTGATAGCTCGTCATGCGTTTTATTTTCAATCTCTGTTAAAGCATCAAGGTTCTTACCTAATTCTCCAGATTCACTCACCAATCTCTTTACATCGTCTTCATACGATTCTATAGAATTTTCTTTAGACGCAATCATGTCTTTGTTGATTGCTTGTAAATCTTTGATATATTTAGACTGCGTGTCCATCTTGGTTTTATACAGATCTAACGAATGATTAATCTCTGATAGTTCTTCTTTAATTTTAGAGTTACGTTCTTTAAGTAGTGTATTCATCTTACTAAATATGTTGATATCCAATAGATCTTCAATGACGGCTCTACGAGACCACGCAGGGAGTTGCATAAAAGGAATAAATGAACTACTTCCTAACACAACTACCTGATGAAATGACTTATGATTTAACTTAAGGATGTTTTGTTCTAAGAATTTTTGATAGTCTCTAGCATTTGATGCTTGATTTATCATGTTATTATTTTGCCATATCTCAAACTTGTTAGGTTTAATGCCACGCAAAATTCTAAATTCCGAGTTTCCTATGTTAAACTCAACTTCAACAATAGCGCCTTTCTTATTGATACTATTAATCATTTGATCTTTCTTAATGTCACGATGTGGCTTACCGAATAATCCAAAGGATAATGCATCTAGCATAGTGGATTTACCTGCACCATTTGAGCCAACAATAAGGGTTGACGGAGTTCGATCTAATTGTACCTTAATTGTATCATTACCAGTCGAAAGAAAATTCTTCCAAGAAACCGATTTAAAATATATCATACTACCTCTAAGTTTTGCGCTTCGGTATAAAGCTTTCTCAATTCAATTTTTAAATGATCTTTATCTAAGTCAGTATCAACTGCTTCTACGTAAGAATCTAATAGCACAGCGGTATCCTCTAGCGATACCTTTTCATCTTCAACGCTTTCACCTAAATATTCCTCAAAACTTTCGGCTATTTTTAACTCGTGAGTTTCTATACCTTGCAGCTTATCAACGAATTTGTCGAACATGTATAAATCATTTTTAGCCAATACTATTAACTTAATAAACTTATGCTCGCAGTCAGTAAAATCAAAAGTATCATAATCAGTTTTACTGTCATCATATACGATTTTTTTAAACATAGTAATGGGATTACGTACGGCGGTGACCTCTCTTGTTTCTGTATCAAGTATATGGAAATACTTTGGATCATCAACGTCTGCCCAAGTAAATTCAAATTGAGAACCTAAATAATCTACATTAGCTTGATGCGATCTTGTATGGAAATGACCAGATAACACCTTTTCAAACCGCGAAAATATTTCAGCGTTCATTCCATGTGGATTAGTAATACCTGCCATCATTTCAAAACCAGCTAGTTCTAAGTGCGCGCCTAATATAGGAGCTTTACATTTCATAGCAAAATCAACGTACTCTTTATAGTTAGCATTATTGATCCACGGAATCACAGCAACGCCTAAACCATCATAGTCTAGTACAGTAGGCTTCATAATGATATTTACATTAGTGGTAAAATAACCAAGCAACTCTTTAAGGCTGCACAACTCGTTAGTGTTTTTGAAATAGACATCATGATTTCCGGGTATAATATCCATGGTAATGCCGGCATCACGCATAGGCTCAAGAAAATGCTTGCGATTAGCATTGAGTGCTTTAAAGTTGACGAATTTTCTGTGCTCATAGTAGTCTCCCAGATGCAGAATGTTTTTAATATTGTTCTCTTTTAAATACGGAAAAAATATCTCTTCATAAAAACTTTCTTGATATCTTAAAAAAATGTCTGATGAATTTCTTACACCACAGTGTGTATCATTTAAAATAGCTACTTTCATATTATACCATAAACAATTCTAGTTTTTCTTTTTCTTTTTCTATTTTCGCAAATTCTTTGATCTTATCGTCTTTATTACGAATTTTGTCAATTCTTTGCCTAAGAGTATCTACATATTCCATTGTTTGTTGCGCGCCTTGATCATCCATTCCCATTGCAGCAAAGTCTTCAATTCCCATCTTTTCAATAAACCTAAACTTAATTTCTTGTTGCTTTTTCTCTTTAGTAATTCTACGTATAAACGCAAAGAAACATATTTGAGTGAAGTACGAGAATGCGTTGGGATTACCGGTCCTTGTGGCAGTTTCGATTTTATAGTTATTAATTGCACGCAAGCAATTTTCTACGCCATCCATTACCATCTCCTCACGATACGTGTACCGAACAAAGTTCGGTCTGTGAGACAGGCCTTCAGATATCTTCATAAAGCAGGTTGCAATGTAGTTGGTTACTTTAGGAGGAACTTTATCTACATCCTTTGCAGATCGAGCCGATATCGCGTAATCCATAACAGCCTGAGAAAATTCCTTATTGTTCACGTAATGCGGTTTGTCTTTAGGTTTGATTTTTTTAGTCATGTGTTTCTCCCGATAATGGTATATTATAACATAGTATACAATGAATGTACATAGTTATTTTCATTTAATTAATTTAGTTTTTTTGCATAAAAAGGTGTACAAACCGCAAAAAGCGTGATATAATATAAGAGTCCACTTGAGGCTAGGGGTATACAGTATGTTAATGCACCGTTTTCTTATCAGATGTATCAATATCGTACATATCATATTCCACATCAGAGTATTCATCAGAGTATTCATCAGTATCATATGATATATCTTTAATTTCATCATGACATGAATACTTAATATATGACTCCTTTGTCTCAGTCACCACCTCAGTATGGTTAATGACAAACCTCTTCATGAGCTTATATATCTTCTTGTCAGAGAATGGAAACCAATCAACAAAACTCCAAATTCCAGCAGGCGAAGCCTGCACGGCCGCAGGCCGTTCTACAATGAATGCATGCTCAGTGGTAGATTGAACATAGCAAATTATATTCTCGCCATTAGTTAGTTTAAAATGTCTTACGTCTACTGATTCGATTGTTTCCATTTATATATTTATACCATGTATTTTGTAGTCAAATTTTTCTTTGCTGTATATTCTAATACGTTCCCCAGCATGATTTAGTGTATAATTCTTTTTGGCCTTCCAATGTAAATCATCTGCAATATCATATACTTTAGTATTTATACCATCTTCAGACTTCCTTAAACCTCTACCTATGCTTTGGAGAACCCTAATTTGAGACTTACTCGGTGAAGCGAATATGATATTGTGAAGACGCTTAATATTAATACCAGTAGAAAAAGTACCCATACTCGCCACAATAATCGCGTCACTTTCCTTTTCCGTGATAGCGCGAATTTCTTCTCTCGTATCCACATCGGTTTCACCACTGACATAAAACAGCCTCCTTGTATTTCTAGGTAATTCGTTAAATTTTTCACGTAACATGTTGTGTAAAGGTTTACCGTGTTTTTCTACGAACTGAAACAATATAAGTGAGTTACCTTCTTGGTCCATTGCAAGGTTTGATATAAAATTATTCCTTGGTCCGTACTTAACGATAAAATCTATCTCTTCCTGGTATTTCATTTTTGAGACTAATCTACAATGTTCATCACTGTATTTAAGTAGTAATACGAATATATCCAGTTGTGATAACGCTTTTTCTTCTATCAGTTTTTTCGTAGTAGTCACTTTGTGCACAGGACCAAATAATCCCTCTAATACTAACTGATGTGTTTGGGTTCCATCAAGTGTTCCAGTGGTTCCCATTCTATATTGCGCGTTTACACATTTTTCTAGTATAGCAGTCAAAGACTTAGCCTTAAAGTTATGTGCTTCATCGCCTACTACCATGCCGTAATTTTCAAACCAAGGAGTCTGCATTTTATAAATCGACTGCCAGGTTGTGATTATAACTCGGTGTTTTAGATTATACTTCTCCTTACCAGAATATATTTTGTGGCAATTTTCCTCTATAGACCAGTTATCTCGAGAAGAATAGTCGCCGAAATCGGAGTACATTTGTTCAACCAATGAAGTCGTAGGTACGATAAGCAATACATTTCTGTCATACATCTCTAAGTAATATCTAACAGCTAAGTATATAATTAAACTCTTACCCGAAGCCGTTGGGCTTAATAGTAAAGAACTTTTATTAGTTAAAGCATGCGAGAGTGCACTCAGCTGATAATCTCTAGGTACTATAATATCCCCATTAGCAGTAAGTGTTAACTGCTTAAGTAACTCATCAATATCATGTAGCTCTTCGATGTCAGGTCGACCATACTTAGAATTGTCATCTACTATAAACTCATAAGCACGAGCGTTTGCAAATTCTATGAGGTACTTATAAAGCCCAGCGTAAATTTGCTTTTTACGCAAATCGTATAAACGTATTTTACCATCCCACATCCGGTTTTTATATGAAGGCATAAACTTATAACCTGGAACATAAAAGCAGAAGTGTTCTGACAATTCCATTTCTATTCCGGGTTCAGTTATAACGCTTAAGAATACCTCGTTCTTTTTCTTAACAACTATTTTTTCCATCACATTCCGCTTGTAAATTTGTTCCATTCAATAATGTTTTTTATGTTCTGATGTCTCCACTTGATGTTGTCAAGTATTTCTTTTAAAGTGTCGACTAGTTCTTGCGTGTAATGCATTTTGGCCTGGTGTGCCTGAATAAGCGGATCTGCATCGTACCATTTATCCATATCACCTTTTAGCACAGTAAGACCATCCAACGGATCATATGACCAGCCTTTTTTGTCCATTTCTTCCTGAGTGAGCTTTCCGTTATAATGCATAAATTTATCTCTCAGTAATACTTTAAACTCTAAGTCTAATTTTTTGAATCTAAGTTTATTTACTGAGTATAGTTCTAGGTACTTCGAATGAAGTTTTGCTGAGTCTCTTGCGGATTGATCTAACTGCAATTCATCTATAACAGAGTCTTTCTTCCACATTTCAAGTATTGCTTCTAAATTATTCATAATATCTCCATAGTATATCTATATGTATACAAACACCGCCAAAAAGTAAACCGATATGTTTACTTGATTTCGAAGTATGTATACTTTAATGTCACGTCAGCTTGTAAGTATTCTATATCTGTTTGCTGTGTTGAAAACTCGACAGCTGATAGACTGGTAGGAAAACAGTCTTTGAAAGAAATTTCCTTAGTGACGTTGTTGTGGCTACTTAAAATCGACAATGTTGCGTCAGACTTAAATTTTTCACCTTGGCCAATTATATTGTGCATCCAATTAAACATCTCGATATAGTTTTCCATATCTTCAGTCACATTAAATCTTATAGCAAGATCACCAAAAGCGATCCTATCACCAGTAAAAGCTATATTAGACCCTTTATAAGGATTCGGCGCTTCTCCTAATGATAAGTCGGGAAGTGTTACGGCTGTACAAAAATACTCAACATTTGCATATTGAGTGGAATCGATCTTAAATTGAAACCCCGTAGGACTTAAAAAGTTTTTATTTGCAGTAGTCATATAGTTATTTATACAACTTAAATCACTAATAATAAAAAAAAGGGTGTTACCACCCTTTTTTAACTTTTGTGTCAAAGTAATACTGCTTACATTCCTTTACAGTAGCCGAGATTCCTTCCTCAACCTCTTTGTCACAAACTTTATTCAATTCAATTGTACTGTCTACAGCACCTATAGTGCCAAAAACAATAATAGCCCAAAAAACTATAGTCATTTTTACTCCTTTTGTATAAACAAAAAAAGGGATCCCGAAGGATCCCTTAATCGCATATCTAATTAAAGATTAGCTGTTCTGCATGATTCCGTCTACTCTAAAGATTCTAAAGTATGGGTTAGCTCTTGCAGTACCAGTGCTTCCATCAGCTGAAACATATGGGTTAGCAACCATGCCGTATCGAGTCTTGAAACCGATTCTTGGCTGGAAGTCTTCTTCACCAATTGCTTTAACCATAGTTAAAGGAACGTATGGGCAATAGAAAATACCTGCGTCATATGGAGTATTACCTCTATATCCTACAGTTACGTAGTCAGGGTTAGTACCAGTTGCATATGGATCAACATATACTTTGAACTTACCGTTAAGAACACCAGCAAAAGTATTACCAGTATCATCAACATTCAAAGCAGTTGACAAAGCTGGAGCATAGTCAAGCATTCCAGAAGCAGCAAGGATTGAAGCAACGTCAGAAGAACAGATTACATAGTTACCTTTTCCTCTTCGTGTTTCTTTAGCAATCACATTAGCTTCTCTTTCGATCTGTACAATAAGACCTTTTGCTTTTTCAGCCAACCAGCGGCCATCTGAATCAGTGTGCAGGTTAAAGATACCCTTAACAGCAACACTTGATTGAAGAGCACCTAGCTTCGCTTTTTGGTTTACAGTTCTAACAACTTCTCTGTTGATTTCCGCGAGGATTTCAGAAGAAAGGATGTTAGCAAGCTCGCCTTCAGCATCTAGACCGTGAACAGCCTTAAGATCTTGTGCAAGTTCCATTGTGTACTCAGCTTTAAGAGCTCTTGACTTAGCAGTTACAGTAGCCTTATCGATTGAGAAAGCCATCTCACCGAAAGTAGTACCGCCGCCGTCGCCTAGTGCTTCAGCTTGAGCTGTAGTTAGACCAGCACCTACTGTTGAGAAAATCTCGCCAGCAGTTTCACCAGTTGCCAAAGAACCGTCGCCGTCATCAGCTGCAGCTTCTAGACCAGAAGGTCCAGCTTCTTGAGTACCGCCACCTGAGAAAGCTGTATTAGCTTCGTCATGTAGTGCTTCGGCACCAGACTGGTTAGTATATCGTGACTTCATTGCAAAGATAAGACCAGTAGGTCCACTCATTGGCTGAACACCAGCGATATCATAAGCAATCAAGTTAGGCATAGCTCTTCTTACTAGAGAGATCAAAACAGGATCGAATCCTTTGATCGCACCAGCAGTAGCACCCATACCAGCACCTACTACGTTACCAGCTGCTTCACCGATGAAGTTACCTTGTACAGCTTGAGCTTCTTCTCTAGCTGCAATTTCTTGGTTCTCTAACAGTCGAGCAGTAACTGCTGCTTTATGACTGTCTTGAATTGATGGAACATCTGAGTGCCCAAGAACCGGAGCCCACTTTTCCATTAAGTTTTTGTCTGCGTTAAACATTTTTTGTTTCCCCTATTAGACTATTTGTTAAATTTTGAAATAGCTGAAGTGTATCTAGCCATAACATCACTGATATCAGCAGGAGCCTCATCAGTACCAACCAATTGTTGAGCTTCATCTACTGATTCTTGAGCTTCAGATCTGAAGTATGATTCTTTAACTACATTCACTTTCATTTCGAAAGATTCTGCGTCGTCAAAATCAATATCTTCTACCAAAGATGCAAGCTTTTCAGCTTCAGTCAATGCTAGCCCAGAAGATGCATTTCTTACAATCTCAGCTCTTTCTAAATTAGAAACAGACTCAGTTAGCGCGATGTTATCTTCCGTTGATTTATTTAGTGATTCCTCTAGCTCAGCAACCTGTCCTGACAATTCGTCAATTAGGTCAACCTTACCTTCTGGAACCTCGATATAGTGCTCTTTGAACACTGATTGTAAAGAAGCCATAAAGTCTTCAGCAATTTCAGTCCTAAGACCGTTGGTTACTGCAACTTCGTTGTCTGTCATCCAGTTAGAAACTACATAGTTAAGATAGGAATCTACCTTTTCTACGAGCTCAGACTTGATTTCAGATACTTCTTCTTCAAGGTTTGCGACGTACTCAGACTCGAGTCTTTCAATCTCTGCACCTACTTTAGTTTTTAAAGCAGCTTCAAAGATGATTCCGGCCTTAGCTTGAAAACCATCAGACAGTGTAGCTTCTTCAGCCACTAATGATTCCAAATCTTCAGAGTAGTCAATGTGGTCGACATTTACGTCTTCCTGAACTGGCTTCTCTGCTTCTTCTTCAACATCAACACTTTCGTTAGTAGCTTTCATAACACTAGCATAAATCTTTTGTGCGTCTAGTTTTTTTGATTTTTTCAACATATCATTCACTGATGCCATGATTGCAGCTTTAGTTTTAGGCATTGTTTCGACTACAGGCTCTTCGTCTTCGTCGTCTTCTTCATCAGCAGACTCCTCAACTTCTTCCTCTTCGTCATCATCACCTTCTTCAGCTTCATTCTTAGCTTTCGCTTCTACGATTTCTTCGTCTTGAACTTGTTCGTCTTCAACGAGCTCCTCGTTAGTAAGCTCTTCAGTTTCTGATACGTCTTCGACTAAATCATTTTCTATTTTGTCATTAGACATAATTTATTCTCCTATTAAGAATTTACAAGTTTAGAGAGGAAATTCTTAAAAGCTTTAATCTCAACATCAGATGATCTAACGCCTCGAGCTTCCTTGATTTCAGTCTCAATTTTCTCAACTTCTTGTGGACAAAGAACGCCATTATTCCATACCCAATCAACACCTTCCATAATTCCATTGACAAACGCCTCTGGAGCTGAAGGGTCTTGAACGATATCTACAGTAGATAACATAAAGTCATCTTTCACATACATAGCGCCATTCTTTTGCACAAGACTTCCCATACCACGACTTGATACACCAAGCTTAACTCCGCCATCGAGTAGACCTTTTACGATCTGACCCATAGGGGTTTCTAAGATTGATGCCTTTCCTACAACATTACTTCCGTCAAATTTGAGCTCGGTAATTTTGTGTGAAACTTTATCTAAGTTAATAGTAGGACCTTCGGGGTGATTCAACTCTCCGACGGCTCTACCAGTACTTACTTGTTCTTTTACATATTTATTAACCGCATTTTCAAGAATGCTCTTTTCATAAATACGGCCGTTTCTATTCTTAGAATCGGCTTGCATAAAAACACCCTCGATTGCGAGAGTCTTTTTGCCATTAACTTTTTCTTCAATAACCTCTAGATTATTGTCATTAAATTCTGCTATAAGCTTCATATACTTATTTCCGTTGTTATTCCTCTTCTTTAGAGGCCTGCCTATCTTGCAATGTGGAAGCTATTTCAATCTTCTTTGCATCCATTGCTGCAGTTAATTTATCGGCCATAATAGAATTAAACTGCTTACCAGCAGCAACGTTATCGCCCGATTTTACATCATCAATTAAATTTTCAATACTCATTTATTTACATCCTTCGTTATATATTTATAATATTTTAAATGTCAAGATCATCTTCATCTTCAATATCGCCTGATGCTTTTTCAGCAGCAATCTGCTTTTGAATTTCGGCGATCTCATCATCCGTTTGTCGTAAGATATTCTTACGAATCCATTCATTGGACACATACTTTCCAACGTATTCATCCATTTGAGCTAACATTTCAAAGCGCTCTCGTGTTATTTCAGCTTCTTTTAATTCACTAAAGTAATTATCTTCAATAAAGTCGAAGTATATATCTTCTTTAAACTTAAGCCAATCTTCTTTAGTAATAATACCTTTCAGCATCAACTGTGTTTTTAATAGTTGCAAAAATAGGTCACTGAATCTCTTTCTCAATCTATCTAGAAACTTCTTAAACTTAACTTCATCTCTAGAAATCTCAGTGGATCGGCCTAAATTAAATCCAGACTCTTGTTCTAAACGATTAGCTGGAACGTTGAGCGACTTGTAGAGTTTCTTTTGGAAGTAGATGATGTCGTCAATTTGTCCGAGGTTTTCCCCACCGGGCAACGTTGTAATTTCTGTACCCCTACCACCTTCTCTACGCGGTAAGAAGAAGTCTTCCAACATCGACATGTGCTTACGATCATCTTTAATATCTCCAGTGGCAGCATCATAAACTAACTTATTTCTATATTGCCCCATGATGTTCTTCAAATACTCTTCAGCTTTACCTTTAGGAAGATTACCAACATCAATATAAAAAATTCTTCTCTCTGGAGCTCTACTAATTCTATAGATCACCAATGAGTCTTCCATCATTCTTAGCTGATTAACTGGTTTAATTGCTTTATGTAAGAATGATAATATTCTTTTGCGAGTCGGATCTAACATTCCTGAAGTACAATATGCTATTGAATCAGGATGTATCTTTAATCCTTTATCGTCACCCTGCATCTTAGTATCTTGGAACAAAAAGTATTCTTCAGACTTTACAATAACCTTTGCGCCGGTTCTAGGATCAGTTTCTTCTTCTATTTCTTTGATCTTTCTTAACTTAGTAGGATCAATGTATCTTAATTCTTGAATACCCTTCTGAGGGTTTTTGTTATCAATAATAATATGATATGGTAATCTACCATCTACATACCATTTTCTAAAAATATCGTGTGAGTAACTATTGAATCTGAGTAATGAGATAACGTTCTCAAACTCTTCTTTCATAACTTTCTTTATTTTATCGGACGCGTCCATTTCGTCCATAACAATTTCAATAGGCGCTGATTTGTTGTCACCTACAATTGCTTCATTTATAATGTCTTCTACGGCTGCATCGCATTCTGGATGTGAAGCGATATCCCTATACTTGTATATAAGATCAACTTCATTTTTTGCAGTATCACCGTCAATATCAACATACTGGCCAAAGTGACCACCGCTGTTAATAACGCCAACACCATCTTCGTCTGTGTTTGGAACAAAAGAAGGAAGCTCTGGAAGCTCTTTGCCCTTTCTATTGATCTCAAATCCGAACATTTCTGCCATTTTATATTTACCTCAATACTATCGGAGGGGAGAACAACTCCCCTCCTCTAATATTATTTATACCGCCTTTAAGAAGTAGTTCCAGACTCCCAATACTGCACTTGTAACTCAACTGTAAATTCTTCAATCTGGTTTTCATTATCGTATGAAAGTTCGATTGTAGAAAGGTTAGTTGGGAAACAACCACGCATATCATAAGTCTTAGTTACCTCTCCTTGCTTGTTTAACTGCTCAACAATAATGTCAGCCATATAATCGGTAGGATTACTTTGACCTGTGTTGTTGTTGTGTTCGCTAATACCATTCATCCATCTTTCGAATGAGTTTCTTACTTCAAAACCAGTATCATTAATCACTGTTAATGTTACAGGTTCAAAAGTTCTGTCACCAGCTAGTTGTAGTTGTCTGC